GGTCGACGAACAGTTCATGCTCGACCAGTTCGAGGAAGCCCAGCGCGAAGGCCCGAAATCGCTGGTCGGGTTCTGCGCCAAGCACCTGAATGTGGAGCCCGGCATGGGCGCCCGGTCGGACAACTGGGCCGGTGCAGAGTTCTGGAAGCCGGCCGCGTCTGCCGAAGTCACGCTCGAAACCATCCTCGAGCGCTGCGAAGTGGTGGTGGTGGGCCTCGACGGCGGCGGTCTGGACGACTTGTACGGGCTGACCGTGCTGGGCCGCGAGACGGCCGAAATCGAGATCGACGCGCCGGTCGATGAGGAAGAGGACGCGCTGCAGGCCGACGAGGACCGGCCCGAGGTCATCGACGGCAAGATCAGGGTCAAGCGCTGGCTTTCGTGGTCGCATGCCTGGGCCCACGACATCGTGCTGGAGCGGCGCAAGACGATCGCGAGCAAGCTGGAAGACCTGAAGGCCGCGAAGGAACTGACGATCCTGCCGAACGGTGCACTCGCATCGAACGGCCTGCCCGCTGACATCGCGCAGATCATGCGCATCATCAAGCGGATCAAGGAAGCTGGCCTGCTCTGCTGCGTCGCGGTCGACCCGGCCGGGCTGGGCGAACTGGTCGATGCCCTGGCCGATGCGGACATCACCGCCGAGAACGTGGTGAACAAGCGCAACTACCTGACCGGCGTGCCGCAGGGCATCGCGTTGATGAACGCGCTGAAGACAGCGGAGCGCAAGCTGGCCAACGGCACGATGATCCATGCCGATCAGGCCCTGATGGACTGGTGTGTCGGCAACCTGAAGATCGAGCCGCTTGCCACTGCGATCCGGGCAACCAAGGCCAACGCCGGCGACGCGAAGATCGACCCGGCCATGGCCATGTTCAACGCCGTGACTGTCATGGCTTCCAATCCCGAGGCTTGCCGCTCGATCTACGAAGATCGCGGCCTGCTCGTACTCTGAGGCACCGGATGAGCGAACAACCGAAGCCCGGCTTTCGCGCCGTGCTCGCCGATCTGGTGCTGGACGGTGCCGCTCTGGGCGGTGCCGGTCTGATCACCTGGGGCGCCAGCCTGATCTATCATCCGGCGGGCTTCATCGTGGCAGGCACGTTCCTGCTCGGCGGAGCGTGGAAGATGGCTGAACGGAAAGCCGGCTGATGGGCATGCTGACCCGCATGGCAGCGCCGATGCAGCGCGCGAGCGCCGGCGTGCCGAGCTATAGCATGATCCCGCCGCTGGGCTCGATCGCCAGCGCCAGCGGCGCGCAGATCAGCCAGGCGACGGCGATGACGGTTTCGGCCGTCTATGGCTGCACCGACCGGCTTTCGACCGACCTTGCGCGCTGCACGCCGGGCATCTTCCGGCGCAATGACGATGGCAGCAAGACCAAGGTCAAGCATCCACTCGACAAGCTGCTGAAGCGCCCCAACCGGCAGCAGACGTGGTTCGAATTCAAGCGCCAGATCGATGTCTCGGTGGCGCTGCGCGGCAACGGCTATGCCGCGATCCGGCGCAACTGGCGCGGCGATCCGATCGAGCTGATCCCGATCAATCCCGATGCCGTGATGGTGCTGGAAGCGCAGGACTGCCAGATCTTCTACAACGTCAACCGCATCGGCCTCTGGCAGATCGCCATGCTGCAGGACTTTCCGACCGCCATCCCGGCGGAAGACATGTTCCATGTCCGCGGGCTGAGCTTCAATTCGCTGGTCGGCGTCTCGACCATCGGTCTGGCGCGCGATTCGATCGGCCTTGCCATGGCGCTCGAGCAGCAGGCCAACCGCTGGATCGCCAATGGTGCAAGGCCAAGCACCTGGCTCAAGACCGCCAAGCAGCTGACCGAGCAAGCGGGCAAGCGCCTGAAGGCCCAGTTCGACGATCTGTTCAGCGGCTATACCAACACCGGCAAGACCGTGCTTCTGGAAGATGGCATCGAGCCGGTGGCCCTGCAGCTGACCAGCGTGGACCTGCAGTTCATCGAGCAGCGGAAGCTGCAGCCTGAAGACATCTGCCGGTTCTTTGGCGTGCCGCCGCACAAGATCTTCGTCAGCACCGGCGCCAAGAGTGCGAACGAGACGCTGGCTGCGCAGGATCAGGACTACGTCAACAGCGCGATCACGCAACGCGCGGTGAATTTCGAGCAGCGTTTCGGCATGACCTTCGGGCTCGATGGCGAAGATCTGTTTCTGGAACTCGACATCTCGCAGCTGCTGCGCGCCGACGTTATGACTCGCGCCAATGTGAGCCGCATCAACATCCTGAGCGGCAAGACCACTGCTAACGAGGAACGCATTGGCGAGGGCCTTGCCCCGCTGCCCGGCGGCGATCGTCTGATGATGCCGACCAACATGGCCGCCGAAGGATCGAACATCTCGGGCGGCGCGCCCGACGGCGCCGGCAAGCCCAAGTCTGGCACCGTCGGCGATGGCGGTGCCGGAACGGGCGGCACGCAGGCCACCGAACAGCAGACCGCAGAGGACTGACCCGCATGAGCATGATCCGCCAGATCGTCCCCGCCGAGATCAACCAGCTGGGCGAGCGCGAAATCGAAGTGGTGATGTCGACCGCTGTTCTGGCGCGCGATGGCCATATCCTCGTGCCCGGTGGCTGCCGGCTCGACAACTATCGCGCCAATCCCATCGTGCTGTGGAGCCACAATCCGGACCTGCCGATCGGCAATGCGCCCGACATCATCGTGGAAGCGGACAAGATCCGGGCCAAGATCACGTTCGCCCCGGCCGGCATTTCGGCCAAGGCCGACGAAGTCTGCGGCCTGATGAAGTCCGGCGTCGTCCGCGCCGTGTCTGTCGGGTTCAATCCCATCGATGGCGAGCCGCTCAATTCTGCAAAACCGCGCGGCGGCCAGCGCTTTACCGATTGGGAACTGCTCGAGCTTTCGGCCGTGTCAGTGCCCAGCGATCCCGACGCCCTTGTCACCGCCCGCGCCCATGGAGACACCACCATGCCTGATCCCGCTTCCGCCCCGGCAACCCGCGCCACGCGCGCCTCGTCCACCCGTCAGGTGGTGATCCCGACCGGCCAGCGCGGCCTCTGCAACGTCGCGTGCCTTGCCCAGCTGCTGGGCGAACTGGGCTATCAGACCGACTGGGCAAAGTGGGAAGCCGGCATCGAGCAGGACGGCAGCAAGGTTCCCGAGATGATGGCCACCGCGCTTTTCGCGCTGGGCGATGCGTTCCTTGCCATGGCTGAGGAGGAAGTGGCGGAACTGCTCGCCAGCGTCACCGAGGGCATGACTGCGGCCGACGAAGCCGACGAGGAACTGCTTGAGGAAGGCGAGCGCGCCCATGTCCGCGCCGCCACCTCGCCGCGCGTGCGCGCCTGGCGCCGGGCGCTGGCCGTGGCCAATGTGCGCGCCGGCAAGAAGCTTTCGAGCGAGACCGCACGCTGCCTGCGCGAGGCGCGCGCGCTGCATGACGAGGCGATGGACATGCACCGCAGCGCCATGCGCAAGCACAAGGAAGGCCTGCAATCGATCGACGATCTGATGGAGCGCAGCGGTGTCTCGGATCCCGAGGATACCGAAAGCAAGACCGTGCAGACCAGCAGCGGCACCGATGAAAGCGAAGGTTCGAGCAACGGCCGCAGTGCCGTGACGCTGCCGCCGCAGACGCCCGGCGAGGAAATCATGTTCTCGGCGGAATTCCGCCGCCGTCAGGCCGACATTCTGGCGCTGACCAACCACGCATAACCCCGGACCATCCCGGACCCTATTCGCCAGTTCGGCGAACGCCCTGCAGCGCCGCTTGGGCAACGGCAGCCCCCACTACGGAGCACATTATGATCAACGACCTGCTCGTGAAGCGGGCGGCCGCCTTTGACTCGTTCAAGGCGCTCGCCGACAAGCCGACCCTCACTCCCGAGGAAAACAACCAGTACAACGAAGCCAAGCGCTCGGTCGAAGAGCTGGACGGCCAGATCACCCGTCAGCGCGAAGTGCAGGCCGCTGCCGCGCGCACGGCGCAGCCGGTTGCCGGCCAGGACAACCCTGCCGCGCCCAGCGTGCCCGCGACGGTCGAAACCGATCGCTATGTCCGCGAAAAGTCGCTGGTCATCGGCGGCACGATGAAGCTGCTTGGCCGCAGTGGCGGCATCATCAGCGTGGCCCGTGCCGACGCCATCGAGATGTACGGCGAAAGTCACCCTGTCACCCGCGCGCTGAACACCGGTCAGGGTGGCGCCGGCGGCTTCATCGTTCCGCCCGATTACATGAACGAGATCATCGAGCTGCTGCGTCCCCGCGCCGTCGTGCGCGCTGCGGGCCCCCGCAACATGCCGATGCCGCGCGGCACCATGACGATGCCCGGCCAGGGCAGCGCCGCCTCGGCAAGCTATGGTTCGGAAGGTAGCCGCATCGGCACTTCGCAGCAGGGCCTGAACAGCATTGTCGCGACCTACAAGAAGCTCATGGCGATGGTGCCCATCTCCAACGACATGATGCGCTATGCCAACCCGGCGGTCGACGCGTTCGTGCGTGACGATCTCGTCAAGGTGATCGCGCTGACCGAAGATCAGGCGTTCATTCTTGGCGAAGGCACCAAGGATACCCCGCGCGGCTATCTGTCGTTCGCGCAGAGCTATGCGGCCGCCAACAGCGGTTCTGCCGGCGTATTCGTGGCCGGTGCCGGCGCATCGACGGCGGCCAGCGGCGGCAACTTCATCACCTCGACCGCGAGCTACACCCTCGCGACGGTGGCGGCGGAGCTCGGCGGCGCGGTCAACCGCCTCGACAGCGCCAACGTGGTGGAAAGCCGGCGCGTGTGGTTCATGCACCCGCGTTCGTACAACTACCTCTACAACGTGCAGAACTCGCTCGGCGTCTATGTCTACCGCGATGAGCTGACCAAGGGCACGCTGCTGGGCTACCCGGTCAAGAAGACCACCCAGATCGGTACCAACTACGGCGATGCCGGCAGCAACCGCGATTGCTCGTTCGTGTTCCTGGTCGAGATGGACGAGGACCTGCTGCTCGATTCGATGCAGCTGGAACTCGCGGTCTCGCGCGAGGGTTCGTATGTCGACGCCGCCTCTGGTCAGGCCGTTTCGGCGTTCCAGAACGACCAGACGGTCATGCGCGCCATCGCCGAGCACGATCACCAGATGCGCCACGAAGCCGC